GTCAGAAGATACTATGCTAGGAACTAATGAGGCTTATGCTCGTGTAAAACGAATGATGGGTCAAACAAATACAGGTCGTATTGAGTATCCATCCGGATCAAATATGCGTGGTTCAGGTGGCCATGAACACCATGCTGAAGGCGACATGGTCGGTATGGAAAATCATGCAAGTGGCGACATGGTTGGCTGTAAAAAAAAAAACAGTAGCGTCGGAGATGTAAACGCCCCTCCTGGTCGTGCAGGGTCAATGATGAAGCCACATTTCGGTGCTCCTCAACCAGGTATCAATACTGGAATGCGCCGAAACGCAATTTCTCAAGCACATGCTGAGAATCATAAACTTGGTGACATGGTTGGCCGTATGGCAGGTCGTGCAGGTTCTGCAATGAAAAGTGCAGGAAATAGTGCTGGCTCTGCAATGAAAAGTGCGGCACAGGCTACACCAGGTGCAATGCGTTCCGCAGGTAATGCAATACAAAAAGCAGGTAATTCTGCTGGGTCTGCGATCAATAGTGCTGCAAAAGCTACTCCAGGTGCTATGCGATCTGCGGGTAATGCAATGCAAAAGGCTGGTAATTCTGCAGGAAAAGCTGCGTCTAATGCATCACGTTTTGCAACTAATTTAGCAAAAAATGCTACGCCAAGGCCAATGTATCGCCGCGGTGGCCGTGCAGAAAACATGTACGACGAGGATTAATATTATGTCAATCATCTATGGATATTCAGAAGCACAAGAGCGTATGAATGCTGAAACAGATAAGCCAGTAGAACGCGTCGCAATTGACCATGATTTTTATACAAACAATCATGCTGCTAAAAAAAGAGCAGAAAAGAATGTTGCGGAATCTGATGCAGAAGGACGTAAGTCCGGTGTCTTTGTAAAAAATAATGCCTATGCAATGGGTGGTGTTGTAAAAGAACGTCGCGGATTCTACGGCGAATAATATGTATTCCAGAGTTGTAAAAGGCTCTGGAGACTTTTCTTAAGGCAAATCCTTCCGCTCATATAAAACCTTTGTTATCATAAATTATCCTATATTTTTTTATATATTATATTAAAAAGTATGATGGATTTTAAATAATTTATGTAAAGAGGTTTACTATGTCTGTTTTTGAGAAATTAATTAATATAATTAAGAGTGATATTGTTAAGCATGCTGAAGCGCATGGAAATAATATTGTTAATAGCAATATGCCACATGCTGAATATACAGCAGCACAAACACGTTATCGTACGTTATCTGAAGTCATTGGACATATTAATACGGCACTTAAGTTTGTTTCCGATAATCCAGATTCAGATGTACCAGATTCATTCATACCAGCAGAAGTGAAATCTGATAAAAAAGAATCCGAATCAGTTACTCACTCAGTTGACATTGATAGTGGTTCTATTAGCCAAGAGGCTAATTAATATGAATCCATCAGGCAATGTTGTGGATTTAAATAACTTGTCCCAAGAAGAAATTGAACGTGTAATTGAACGTGCTCAACAACTTTGGGAGCAAGACCAAGCTGAGAAAAACAAGAAACGTTGGAAATCTCCTTTTGAATGGTCTGAAGAAGAAATTCACGAACTTGTTATGCAAGAAGTAGGGGAAGACACACTCTTTCCCCGTGGTTATCAAGTGCTGATTAAGCTCTGGATGCCGCCTCGTGAATTAGATGATGGCTCTGGGCTTATTCGTACAGACCACATGATGAGAAATGAACGTATTACAACGAACATTGGTCGTGTGCTTCGTATGGGAAGTTCAGCTTTTCGTGAGCAACGCCGTTTCCCTGATGGGCCAACAGTCACCTTTGGTGAATGGGTTGTCTTTAGAACAGGTGAGCGGAACCTCATTCAATGTGGTGAACACTACTTAGCGCATCTAAATGATGATCGTTTCTTAGCAATGACGTCAGATCCTTCGAATAAGAAAACAACATTTGATCTTGAATTCGAACATGTAGGATAGCCAATGGTAAATATTATAACCGATACGCAGCCTGCAAGTGTTTCATTCAATGTGGATACTGGCGATATTTCGCCAGCTGTTCATATGCAAAACTCACTTGTAACATTAGCTGATGAATCAGGAATGGTTGATGCCATTAATGATATTAATGAACAAAGTTATCAGGAAGATCAAAACCTTCGTGATAGATATGATAGTGAAGATGAATCCCTTTATCAAAATGATGAAGATGAATATCCCGAACAACAACAAGACGAACAATCCTACCAAGAAGATCATCAACAACAACAAAAACCAAGAAAGAAATCATCTCCTAAGAAATCTAAAGGAGACAAACGTTATGATGATCTTATTTACAAACTAAGTTCAAAAGCACAAGAAGCTGAAGACATTGCACGACAACGTGATGCTGCTGCACGTGAATTAGAGCAAGTACGTGATCAGCATGCGGCCTATGTATTAAGTATAGAGAAACAACGCATTTCATCTGATATCGATCGTGTCTCTAACATTATGGTACGCGCTAAAGATACAGATCAAACACGATCCTATGTTGAAGGTAATCGTATTATGAATGAGCTTATTATGAAAGAAGCTCAAACAGATGCGGCTATTAACCAACTCGTATACGAACGTGAAGAACGTAATTCGGCACCAGAAGTATCGGAATATGAGCTATTAGCTGAAGAAAAGTTCTATGACCTTTCTGATACCAAGGAAATTACAAGTCCTGCATATACAGACTGGCTAAAAGAAAATTCGTATTACAACCCCTATGACCAGGAAAATTACGACAATGATCTCGCGCAAGATGTTCATGACATCAAACGCACATTCAATAAATTCTTGAAACATAATCGTAATGGCGAATTCATAGGTACGCATGAATATTACAAAGAACTCGATGCAATTGTACAAAATAAATTGTACGGGGATTTTATTCCATCAATGAATAGATATTCAAATAAAGGTTATTCAAACCAACAACAGGATACAGAAATGAATCAAATCAATTATCCAATTGATCCAGACTACGATCAATCTTTTGGCAATGCAGCACCTGAAGGCCAATCACGTAAGCATGGAATGTATCCAGATGAAGCTGGTTATCAAGCGCCACGTCAACAACAGTATCAACAAAGACCAAACCAACATCAAGGGCAACAACGTCCAGGTGTCGCACCTGTTAATCGTTCTGGTTATAACCAACAATATTCCAATCAAATGGCACCATTAGATGAACGAGAACGCAAACTTGCAATTCTGATGCCTATGGTGGATACCGACGGCAGGCCATTGTCAGAACGAGAGAAATTGCAAGTATATGCATCTGATAAAGCAAAAATGATGCAAGGTAATAGGAGATAAATATGCCAAGAGGAATTCCTAATAAGCCAAAGACAGAAGGCAATCCATTTGAAGAATCACTCAGTCCTGATCAATGGAATGAACGTGCTGAACGTATGGATAACTATAATGAAGCACACAAATTAGATCAACCTATTGAATCATCAGTTCCGATTGGTGAATTAGCATATAAGACCGAGGGATTAGCGCCTCGATCACGGGCTGCTTTTACGCGTAATGCAGATGATCGTGTACATCACTTTATTAATATGTTTTCAAAGCAGACAGCTGAAAAATTCATAGGCAAAACACATATGCCAGAAGAATGTGTACCCGCAGGTCGTAAGTTTATGTGGGCGCGTAAAAGTATAAATGGCCGTCCTGATGATCACAATATTGGAAACTTACAATCAAAAAAAGGTTGGGAAATTGCCAGTGCTGATCAATATCCAGGGTATGCTTTTTATTCCGATGATGGAAGTGTAAATGATTCAGCAGGAGCACTTTATATGGGTGGTTTATTAGGTGTAGATCGCGATGAACGTATTCATGATGCCGAGTTAAAATATATGGCCAAACTTAGAAATGCAACAGAAAGTGAATACTCAAACCTTACATCAACAAATCCTAATGCCCATCCGCGAAGCTTTTCGAATATGGAAAGTTATAATGATAAATTCTTTGCGTCAACTGAACGTTCACGGTCACGTAACTCAAATTTTTAACTACTAGACAAGGGATTAATTATTCCTTGTCAAATCCTTGTGTATAACAAATATACATGCCTATACTATATATAGTTCCATTTCCTAGGTGAAAACCTAGTGCTTCCGCAACGTAGGACAACAGCGCGGTTTCCCTTCCAGGGTGTAATTCTATCTTCGGATATGTCGGAAAAGTCCAAAAAATAAATTGTTTGTTTTTTGAAATCTTTACACATATTCGAGGTTATAAATATGTCTCTCACTCTCGCTCCATACGGCCTGTCATTCTTTGACTACAAAGGTGGCAAGAATAAAATGTCAACAACACGCTATGCCATTATATCAGGCTATGCACATTCTATTGGACAAGGAGACCCCGTACAACTTGGTACGGCAGGATGGGTAACCGCTTATGAACCGGCACCTTCTCCAACCAATCCAAACGTATCTATTTTTGGATATAACACACTTGGTGTTGCGGTTTCCTTTTCATGGGTAAGCAGTACCGGTGTTTCTATGAATAATCAGTCTTACTGGCCAGCAGGTACTCAAACATTAAATGGTACTCCTGCGTATGTCCAGGTAGCAGATCTCGTTGATAACGTCTATCGCATTCAATGCAACTCTACACTTAATTTAACAGCCAATCAGGTTGCTAATTTTAGAAATTATAATTTCTCTGATTGCACAACTTCATCTTTGCCGAATCCCCGTACATCTCAATCTACAGCAGTATTAAATACCTTAAATTCAGGTGTTGCAGCTCCTAATTATTGGTTAAGTGCAAAGATTGTTGGTTTGGCGCCGTCAAGTATAAGTGGTGGTCCGAATCATTGGACGGATCCATATCCAGAGGTTCTGGTCTTGATTAATGCACACGCCTACAGACCTGGCACTAACGGTTCAAACTAAGGATATATAAATCATGTCAACAACTTTAATTACTGCTGCAAATTTACCAAACTTATTGATACCTGGTGTTCGGGGTATTATGTCGGACTATTTGACATATCAAAATCAATGGAAACAGCTTTATACGACGATCGCGAGTATCAAGAATTCTGAATATGACGTGGAAATGGTGCCTTTAAATGCGGCGTCACAATTCTCTGATGGTTCTGATATTCCGTTAGGAACAATGTCACAAGCATTCGTAACTGAATCTGACATCATGAATTTCGGTGTAGGTTTCTCGATTACAGCGATAGCTATAGAAGACAATCTATACCCAGAACAATTTCCAAAAGGCATCGTGGGTATTAAAGAAAACTTAAAAATACTTTCTGAATACCAAGGAATAGCTCTTTTCGATAACGCATTTTCCAATGCAGATCCTATATATACATTAGGAGATGGTCAGTCAATGTGTTCGAAGTCACATCCGATTCAAGGTGGGGTAGTAAGTAATACATTAGATCCAGTTCAATTGAATGAAACATCTGCACAAGATTTAGTAATGACAATTCAATCATTTAAGGACAGTGCTGGTTTGCTTCGTAAGTTTGAAGCTAAAACATATCTTGTTGGTATTGAAAACCAATGGGCAGCCCAAATACTTTCAGGTTCAAGCTATTCACCAAATAATACGACAAATGCTATTAACCCATTGACTTATGGCGAGTATATGTCAGGTGGATTCTTGGTAAATAACTATATGACCAATCCACGTAATTATTTCATTATGACTAATTATAAAGACGGTCTTGTTCATTATTTACGTAAGTCTATCGAAATACAGATGACTACAGATCAATCAAATAGGAACTTATCTGTTTATGGAAATGAACGGTATAGGAATCGATGCATCAACTTTAGATGTGTTGCAGGTGTTCAAGGGTTCTAAGGAGTAAGCCAATGGCTTTAACGACGAATGTTCCGCACCCAATTCCTCAGACGACGAGTTATGTGCAGAATGGAATGTCGACGGATATTAACGGGACTTTGTTCCCGTTACAATCTGGCGTTCCTCTACAGAATTTATATTTATTCGATATTATACCAGCTTCGCTTAGTGCGACATGTATCTCAAATGTGAATACATGGCAACCAGGTGGACAACCTTTAAATCAAACGAATACAGGTTCTGATAATAATATTATTTCAACCGCATTGAACTTAAATAATATAGCAGGATTTGGTATTTCAAATCGTGATGTTACAGGGATCTTGCTGGATTGCGAACGCGGTATTTCATTGTCATTTTCTGGCGGTACCTTAATTGCAAACACAACCGTTACGGTTACTGGGTTTGATTATCTAGGGAATGCGCTTCAATTCTCTCAAGCACTCTCTGGAACAGTCGGTACAGTTTATATCAACCAGCCCATATCTATTGTCACATCTGTTGTGTTCTCAGCAAACTTTAATCCTGGCGGTTCAGGTGCTGTAACGAATGTTTCCATTGGTAATAGCAATATTATTGGTCTCCCATACTATCTACCAAACCTTAATTTACTTATTCAGGTTGGATGGGAAGGAAGTCAATTTTCAAGCACTGTAACTGCCGGTAATAATTGGCGAACAACAAATCCTAGTAGCACACCAATTCCTGTGCGCGGGAGTGTTACCCTTCCGTCTAATACCGATGGAGAGAGCCTTCTAACGGTTCTTTATTACGTCTATGGGTCTGATTCAGAACTCAATGCAGAGCTTAATAATGCAAATCAATCATCATTAAAGTTTGCCTCTATCCAAACAAGCACGGGGTCAAACCCCCAAACAGTAATCCCATACCTTACGCAATATGATCTTACGGGCGTTGTTTATCCTGCCGATAACGACTTCATCTATGCCTATGGCCAAGCAAAATTATCTTAGGAGTTTATAATAATGGCATTAACAACAATCATCCCACAGCTTCCCAACGCACCTGCTGTAAAACCACAATCAGTGAGTCATATTTCTAATGGTATTACAACAGATATCAATGGTACGACATTCCCGCTTCAAACGGGTGTTCCTGTTCAAAATATTTATACATTCAAAGTGATTCCTGCATCTGTTGAAAATGAAGCAGTTTGTCAGTTCAAGAATTTTGGGGACACAGGAGCTGGTGGTTCTCTTACACTTAATACTTTTGTTGTAGGTTCTGGAAATGATATTATTTCACGACCAATTGTTTTCTTAGGACAACCTGCGGTTCTACTCGATTGCGAACGAATCCTCGTACTTTATTTTTCAAAAGCAACATTAGGTGCCTGCATTGCAACCGTTACTGGTTATGATTATAGAGGTGTTGCGATTTATATAACTTCTGGAAATATCCCTACCGGAACAAACAATGTTAATATTTATGCCGGATTTTCAGTTGTGACAAGCGTTTCGTTAAGTGCTAATCCATTTCCTTCAGGAGACGGATCAGTCAGCGTTGGAACAAATTCACAGATTAGTTTACCTTATCTTTTGACCAATACATCGTATGTTATCAATAGTTCATGGGCTGGCAGTGATCAAGCAACAATTGAAGCTGGTTATAATTGGAGAGTAATTCCGGAACTTTCTTTAACCTCAACGGCTCGGGGTTTTGTTGATTGTAATAATGTTGCATGTGATGGGAATAAGGAACTTATTGTCACCTATTATGTGTATGGATCAGACTCTGAGCTTAATGCAGAGATCATGAACTTAAATCAATCATCGTTAAAGATTGTTGGTGTTCAAAAAACAGAATCTTCAGATTATCCAAACCCAGTATATGTTTACCCGTATCTCCTTGATCAAGATCTGACAGGTTTGCAGCTTAATAACTCAAGTCCTTCTAATGTTTCTGGTGGTGGAGATCTTCCATTCTTCAAACAATATGTCACTACTTGTTTTTCATGATAGGTGATTTATGAATCCGTATATTATCTCTTGGCCTCCTCCAACCACAAATACAGTTGTAAACGCAGAAGAATTTACAATTAATGTACCACTTACATTTGCGAATATTACTTATGTTCGAAATAACTCAGTAAGTATTGTAGGAAATACGCCCGGAAATCTCGTGCCACCTTATGGTAATAGTCCTCGGTATAGCATCACACCAAATCTAGGTACAGGTGCAACCAAGCCATCATTCGAGATGCCGGCTAATACTGTACGCAATATATCCCTCTCAGCAGGTACCGGAACTATTGAAGGTGTCGTTTTCACTGTTGTTGGGCTGGATCAAAATGGAGACACTTTAACTGAATCGATTACAGGTACAGGCGGAACTGCCTATGGAACAAAGTTTTATAAGACAGTTCTTTCTATTACACCGCTCAATGATCCTGATACACAAGGTGACACAGTAAATGTAGGTATAGGAACTTCGGGTACTACATGTATATTAGCAATGGATGTATGGAATAAGAATAATAATTATTCTATAGCATATGAAGTTTCATCAAATAATGTATCTTTAACTCCTTATTTTACTATTGTTCCAGTTAGAACTTCAATAAATGGATCGATCAATATGCTCAGTACTATTACTGCGAATCCAGCATTATATTTCCAACTTCCTGTTGCTAATCCAAATTTTATTGCAAGCCCCGAAGAAGCGGCTGTTATTCCGATTGTTGAAAATTGTGTATTTAGCTTTGTAGGCCTTCCATTAACAGGTTTGTTAACACGTGTCACAGCAAGCACTGGGTCATTCTCTCAAGTTATTATTCAACAAGGAGGATTGGTCTAATGGGTAGAAGTCGTGCGTCAAAAGAACAGATGATTATTAACGGAACAGTTCCACCAAAGAAATATTCAAATGGTGTATTGAAGACTAATAATGAATGCAAGAAAGATATTGAGGTTAATAGAAAACAAGTTAATTCAACAATTAGAAAAAGCAGCGAAAAATTGCGTTAAGGGGATGTGATGGGAACATCACTACAGTATACATTTCCGACAATTGATGCCGACCTCATTATACGTGATGCTTTCGAACGGTGCGGTATTGCTAATTATCTTGAAGATGCGCTTCGTTATCAGTCAGCACGTCGCTCGCTTAATCTGTTGTTACAGCATTGGCCTAATCGTGGATTCAATTTGTTCACACTTGAGCAAGGTGTCACCAAGATTAATTCGGGTCAAAATGTATATGCGTTGCCAGAGAATACATCAAAATTGATGCAATGCAAACTTGCGAATGCCAATCAAATGCTTGGTGGTACTGCGAGTTCAAGTACAGGTGGTACACCAACCGTTTTGTTTGCAACAACAATTACAACCAGTTTTTCGCAACCAACGGTTAATGGAAATATTTCTTATCTCTATAAAGTACCAACTGCACTTCTGCTTATTGGTGTTCAGTCAGCGATTACGGCTCAATATCAGTTAGCGATTGAATGTTCATATCTTACCGCTCCGAATGAAGGCGATTGGATTACTATTCTCGAAACACCTTTGCTTCAATACTATAACGGTGCTTCACAATGGTTTTATCTCCCATTCACTGAGAATGCACTTAACTGGCGTATTCGGCAGATCAATGCTGAACTTCCAGGAACCACGCAAGTTCCATTAAATCTTGTACAGATCTATTTTGGAATTCCGTACAACAGTATTCCGATGCAACCCATTGGGAATGATTTGTTCTTTCAATTCCCATCTAATTCTCAAACGGGCTCCTCAACTACGTATTGGACGAACCGTACCCGTATTCCAACGCTTAATGTTTGGCCTATACCAAACAATTCATATCAATTCTTTTTCTATCTACGCATTCGATTCATCCAAGATGTGGGCGATTTTACGGATGCAATCGATATTAGGGCAACATTCATTGATGCAGCGATAGCAGGACTGGCAGCGAAACTCGCTCAGAAGTTTGCGCCTGATCGTTATGACATGTTGGCAGCTGACGCCGAAACACTTTATGTGCAGGCAGGCAAAGAAGATACAGAAAATGTGTCATCACTTGTGACATGGGCATCGGGGCAACAAAATGAGTAATCGTTATCGCGGTCGTATCCCTTATGTAGATCCAGAAAATCCTCAGAGTTGGTCTAGGGATGATTACACGGGCTTGCCAATTATGGCTGATGACAGAGTCAAGCAGATGGAATACATCGGTAATGGCTTAGCATGGACAGGCTTCATGGTTCATTACAAAGATGCCGATCAACCTAATCCCCAGAAAATACCGCCTCGTTTAAGGCCAGATCCAATTCCGATATCCAACCCACGTTACTTGGAATTAACAGTTGTTCCTCCTGTTCCTAATAAGGGAACCACACAGAATGGAACTCTTGTTTCAAGTGTAACGGTTACAGGTACAACCTCTACCTCAATTACCGTGACATGGAATCCTGTCGAATCTGCACAGGCTTATGTTGTGGGTTGGAACTCTATTCATGCGCAAGGAGAAGTACGTGGAATTATCCCGACAACATACACAATTACAGGATTAACACCTGGCAATACCTACTCTATTGGAGTCGCTTCCACAGCTAATAACACCTCATCATATACCAATCGTTTTTCAACAGGTGCTTTTAGTACTCCCGTTCAAACAACCTTACCCAATTCATAGGAGAATATAATAATGTCTTTCGATCCTTCAATTTCCCCACTACTCACACCAATTAATATTGCAACGACAGAAAGCTACGGCTTGCCGTTCTCATCAAATGTTGTTGGGAATCCTATCTATAATACAGCGGTATCATGGGGTGGTCCTGGTGGAACATTGTCTATCATTACCACTGGAAATCTTGCCTCAGTTGCACAATTAAGTACAGCCGGTTTCCTGGCTATTAAGACACCTGGTGCAGGTGTTATTACGGCTGCTATTACCGCTGGTACAGGTATTGGAGTAACACCTGTTGGTGATGATTATCAGCTCTCTGTTCTTGATAACACAACAACTCAACGCGTATTAGGGCAATACAATAATACTGCATTTGGTTCGGCGGGTAATACCATCAATCTTATCGCGGGTCCTAACATTGGTATTTCAGCATCCGAATCGAGCGGTGTTCTGAGTTGGACAATTCAAGCAGGGGCAGCGGCTAGCACAAGTAGTCCTTTTGTCATTACACAAGCAAGTTCAGCATTAACAGGCGCAACAAATTTAGGCGGTATGTCTACAGGGTATGTATTCAGTACCGTGTCAGCAGGAGTGTCTACTCTCTCTACTGTATCTGCTTCTGCATTCGCCACATTATCTGGTACACAAACATTTAGTGGTGTTAATACATTCACGCAACCTCCCGTTATGTCTGGTGCAAGTATCTTGCCTGGCACAGTTGCAGTAACAGCTATTTCTGGAACTGCTCTGACATTATCTGGCGCACAAACAGTTACGGGTATTAAGACATTTACACCACAACAAGTATTCACGAATTCAATAAAAATACCATTGGCAGCAACAGCAGGTTATGTACTGACCTCAGACAGCGCAGGTGTTGCTTCTTGGCTTCCTGGTATTGCACCTCTCGCAGCAACCGTTACGACAACAAATGCAACGGCAACCTCAATCATTACAGTGGCTCTCGCACAACTTGCATGTGTAACCGTAAGTGGAACAATTGCAGGTGCCAAAAGCGATTATACAGATGCATGTGGCGGCACATTCTCTATTACGGCAATGCGTGCTTCAGGGGGAAATATTACCCTCGTTTCACCAGCTTCGGTGATTGCAAGCACGACTTCGACAGCTACGTTTAATGCCTCCGTTAATACATCAAGCCAATCGGTGATTATCTCAGTCACTGGTATTGCTAGCACCACCTATAATTGGTCAGCAAAATACTCTCTAAATAACGCTTAATAAACTATAAAGGATTATAAATAATGTCTACTTTCTTAAATCAACAAACATTTGCCGTCGCTCCGATTATGAGCGGTGCAAATATCGCATCAAACACGATTCCTTTGGCATCCGTTGTTGGCGGTACATCACTTCCAACACTCGCGGGAACGCAAACATGGACGGGTGTCGATACATTTACGCAAACAGTTCATGCACCTTCTTATACAATTTCAGATGCAAATGGTAACGTTTTTGTAGGTACAGGCTTAAATGCAAGTACATTCTCCGTTACAGGTAACGTTGGACTTGGTGTCAATTCATTTGGTTCTATGACAACAGCATCTGGAAACTTGGCAATTGGTGGTTATGCGTTTGCACAATTAGCAACTGGTACACAAAACATTGCATTAGGTGACCATTCTGGTGCCAATGTTGGCGGTGGTGATCATAACACATTCTTAGGTGCATACTCAGGAATTGACGCTTTTGCAGGACCATTTAGCTACTCTACAGGACTTGGTTATAGTGCAATTGTTAATGCTGACCATCAAATTATGGTTGGTACAGTTGATGAAACAACATTCATTCCTGGTAACCTAAACCTTACCTTGAATGGTGCGACAAATGGTTATGTACTTACGACAGATGGTTCTGGTAATGCAACATGGGCAGCTGGCGGCGGCGGCGGCGGCGGTGATGCGTATCTTGCTGATGATCAAACATGGACAGGCATCAATACATACACAACAGCACCTGTTTTCTCAGCTGCAAGTAGTGCCCTTCAAATTACTACAGGTGCGGCAAACAATCTATTATTGGCTTCTGATGCTTCTGGTAATGCTACATGGTCAAATGCTTATGTGCCAATTCAGAATTATCTATCTTCTATTAATGCTCCAATCCTTATTGGTTCGTCAGCAGGATCAGGAACAAATGGACTTTATGGCGTTGCAATTGGTGTCCAAGCAGCAAACGCCAATCTAGCAGACTATACCGTCGTTATTGGTGTGGCTGCCGGTCGTATACAAACAAGAAATGGTGCTGTTCTTATTGGTTCAAATGCTGGTGAGTCTACTGTAGGTACAACAGGTTTATCTTCAGTTGCTATTGGTTTGATGGCTGGTCAGCAAACTCTTGCCGATAATTCCATCATTCTTAATGCCAGTGGTGCTCCACTTAACAGCGCGAACACAGGTTTCTTCGTTAATCCAGTTCGTACGACTGCAGGTACAACGCCTCTCGCTGTTGCTTATGATACAACCAACAATGAATTTATGGTTCCATCAGGACCACTTGTTGTTAATGGTTTGAATTTAGCAACTGGCGCTGTCTCTGGTTATGTATTGACTTCAGATGGTTCAGGAAATGGTTCTTGGCAAGCAGGTTCTTCACCTCTCGCAGCAACTGTTTCTACGACAAATGCAACGGCAACAACATTGGCAACAATTGCTGTTCCGAGCAATCAATCCGTCATTATTAGCGGGTATGTTGTCGCACGTAATACATCTGGAACAATCAATGATGCAACGGGTGGTGAGTTTGTCTGTACTGCGGTC